TGATGAGGTTAATATTGTGACACCATACGCAAATTTGACTGCTGGTAAAACTGAATATTCAACTACAAATATAAAATATGGTGCAGAAGTTCACGGCAAAGATTATGTAAATATATATGCGCTTAGGATCACTGAGCTTGCAGGTGCAAACACGCTTGAAATGAACGCAGAAATACCAAACATCTCAATGAACAATTTCGGAGAGAATTCCGCAATCAACATTTACCGCAGGGATTCAAAAGCGACCGATGCGACAATGACGCGAGTGCAATTGAATAAAACTCACGCTTGTATGAATTACGGCGAATGGCGGTATGAAGTACTCCCGACAAAGCTGCATATGGGTGTGAAAAACGGTTTTATCGACGTTGGAAAAATCTCAGGCCTCCCTAACGGCACTGCAGAAGCTGACAGTTATTATGCGACGATCAGGGCAAAGCGCCTTGCAATGGGACTCAACACAACGTCTGTTGGTGAGCTTGCATACGACCGTCAATGGAAAACTGGCTGCTACCTGCGCAAATGGGGCCCGATTGTCATTGCAGACATTAAGTATACGGTGCCGTCTGGTGGATGGGCTGCTGGCGGCTCGCATAAATTTGGCGTTGTCGGTACTGGCTTCAAGCCGTCTTCGACTTTCCGCACAAACGCTGCATTGTGCGATGCGTCTGGAAATGGCTTGCAGGCGTTTGTGTATTGCAATCCTGACGGCACAGTAGCTATCTACAATCCCCTTGCTGTACCCGCAGGCACTGACTTTGTTGGACAGCTCGTATGGGTTGCAGCTGTATAATTGTAATGCAATATGCAATACAACAAACGACAGAAAGGTGTTACCAATGGGAGTTTGGATTACTGAAACGCAAGTGTGGGCGTTTGCCTGCGTATTTGTTTTCATGATGTGTGATATCATAAGCGGCTTCCTCCAAGCAGTCGTTAACCACAATGTCCAGTCAGTAAAGATCAGAGAGGGTATCGTGCATAAGGCGTCGATTGCACTTATAATCTTCGCGGTTTATGCATTGGAGCTTACGGCAAATCACGTCGCGGGCCTGCATATCGACGGGCTTGGAACGGTGCCTGTGTGCGTGATTGTGATCCTGATGGAGCTTGTGAGCATCTGGGAAAACGTATGTAGCGCAAATCCTGAGCTTAAAAACTCGCCGCTCGGAAAGCTGCTTGAATCGACCATTGAGATTGACGGAGGCGACAACCATGATCGCTAATTCTGGCGGAAATGAGTGGGGAGGATTGTACGGCGGTGAGCCAGGAGACCAGACGGGTCGCGAGTGGCGTGTAATGCCTTGGTACTCTTGCCCATGGTATGTGGTGCTGCGCCACCCTAACCAGTACGCAGCGCACGAGGCGGCTGTACTGGCACGACACGCCGCAGGCAATGACCTCGTAGGGTATAACCAGCTTAATAGACTGAGTTTCTGGGCAGCGCTTGAAGCCACAGGCACATACGATCCTGCGGACATTACGGAGCCCTGCGACGATGATTGCAGCGCTGGTGTGACTGCCTGCTATAAGGCCGCAGGGTGCAGGCTCAATATTCCAGCACTTGCAAATCTCGATGAGTCCACCTATACGGGCAATATGCGCGAGCATTTTATGGATGCAGGATTTGAGCTGATCACCTCGACTGATGTAGTGTTCTCGCCTGATTATCTGCTCCCCGGCGATGTGCTTTTGCGCGATAATTACCACGTCGCAATCAATCTGGATTGCGGAGACGCGATTGCAGACGGAGTGTGGCACCCTGAAGATTGGCTCCCAAAAGAGCCTGACGATGATGAGATTGGAGACCTTACTATGGTAGAGCGTGCAATCATTAATGCCCCCGAAGGAATGTTTTTCTGGGATGCCCAGGCTCGTAAGCTGTCTGAGATCAAGACCACAGACGAGCGTGACAGTATCGTAGGCATCTATACCAAGGACGGTAGTTTTATGCCGACGTATGAGTTTATCAAGGAAGGCAGTGTGCAGCGCATCCGCGACGTACTCGCACGATAAACGACTGTTCAAGGGCGCATTCACTTATGTGTGTGCGCCCTTATTTTTATGCAGAATTCTGTATGTCTCACTTTTCAAATTTAGTCGTGAGACAGTGAGACATACCATCTATCAGGCATTTCGTTTAAAGGTGTCTCACGACTGTCTCACGAGTCATTTTCAGAACACACCTATTTACCAGGTGATTTATTGTGACTTATTTAATCGTGAGACACCTGCACCAAAACTAGCTCGAAGTATTCTAAATTCTGCATGTGGTGTCTCGCCAATTGCTCTCTCTTCTTACTATATATCTATATATTATTTATTACTTCTAATAAAAAGAAGTATAGAGAAGAACGAAAGTCGCGATACACTTTGAATAAAAGACCAGGTAAACAGTAGAAAAAAGTGTCTCACGAAGCTTTTTGCTCGTGAGACACTCGCGAGACACTTTACTGAAACGCCTGGTAGGTGGTTTGCAATGTGTCTCACGAACACAACTCTTACATATGACTTGTGAGACACATTTGTGAATGTTTAAAGTTTTCTTGCATCATATTAAAGTTAATGTTATATTCAGTTCGTCGAAGCAAAGCGACGTGTAACCTGAGAACCGTATATGAAGAACGTTGATGACATGAAAGGAGCCTTATGGCTTTCAACAGAGAGTTCTTCGATTACCAGTGCTTCAAGCACGGTAAGACTCGCGGCCAGGTGGCCGCTGTGCTAGGGGTTACGTACCCAACGTTTCTTCGCAAGATTGACAATATGAGCGAGTGGAAGATCAGCGAGATGGAAAGTCTCGTGAAGCTCTTTGGTCTGAGCGAGATTGATAGAAACAGGATGTTCGGTCTGGGGGACGAATGCAGCTTTTCGATTACCAGCGATCTGCCCTAGATCGCCTACAGGGTAAGAAGCGCGTTGCGTTTTACCACGACATGGGCCTCGGTAAGACGTTCACAGGCGCTCAGAAGCTTCTTGACGAGACGAGATCCCACAGTCTAGTTGTCTGTCAGAAATCGAAGGTCGCTGACTGGGTAGACCACTTTAACGAGAACACGCCAGTAGCGGCCTTTGACGCGTCTACAAAGGCAGGATACGCGCATCTCGCAAGCGTTGTAACCCATCCATCCGACTTCGAACAAAGCGTGTTCGTGGTGAATTACGATATCATATACCGCCGTGACGATATCGCCGACACTCATTGGGGTGGCGTGATTTTTGACGAGTCCTCATTGCTACAAAATGAGAAATCGAAGCGCACTAAGGCGGCGCTGAAAATTTCTCAGCTAACCGACGTGCTTATTTTGCTATCCGGAACACCGACGGATGGAAAATATGAACGCCTGTGGACACAGCTCAGAATGCTTGGATGGACGATATCAAAATCAACTTACTGGAATCAGTACGTTGACTATCACGTAGACACTCGCCAAGGATTCCCGATTGTCACGGTTCGTGGATATAAGCAGGTAGACCGCTTGGTTTCCAAGATGCACGATCTTGGCTGTGACTTTCTCAAGACAGACGAAGTGTTGAATTTGCCAGAGCAAACGTTTATCACGGTCGAATGCAACCAAACGCCTGAGCTGAGAAAATTCAGGCGCGACGGAATCGTGACGATGCCAGATGGGACGGAAATTGTCGGTGACTCGACATTTGCCGCGCTCACAGGCGAACGCATGCTTGCAGGAGCTTTGTCAAAATACAAGCTGGATGCGCTTAAAAGCATTCTCGAAGGCACATCTGAGCGCGTAGTTGTATTTTACAATTTCAAAGCTGAGTGCGACCTGATCGTCGATCTTTGCGATTTGCTGCAACGACCGCATTGTGAGATCAACGGTTACACTCACGACCTCACCAATTTTAGCGAAGACGGTTGCGTTTGTGTTGTGCAATACCAGGCTGGTGCGATGGGGCTCAATCTGCAAAAGGCAAGGTATACGGTGTATTTTTCGCCACCTCTGTCCTCGTCGCTATTTGAGCAGTCAAAAAAGCGCACGCATCGAGTAGGCCAAACGCAGGCATGCACGTATTACAAGCTTCTGACAGTTGGATCTGTCGAATTCGACATTTACAAAAACCTCGACATGCGGCGAGACTACACAGACAAATTGTTTGAGAAATGGGGGTATGCGTTTGGCGGAAGAAAAGAACTTCGAGAATCGAATTAAGGCGTATCTTGCTGAGCAGGGATGTTGGTACGTCAAGTATTTTGCTAACAGGAACACCAGGTCAGGAGTGCCGGACATTTTGTCATGCTGTGGTGGTACATTTGTCGGCATCGAAGTCAAAGCGTCACACGGCAAGCCTAGCGAGCTGCAATTGTACAATTGTCGAAAGATTGACCAGGCGGGAGGCATCGGCCTTGTGGTCTGGCCGCAAGATTTTGCCGCATTGAAAGAGCTGATCACAATTCTTGCGAAGGGGGGAAGCAAAAAAGATGTCGCATGTATCGTTTTCGCGGATCACTACCTACACCAATTGTCCGCATAAGTACAAGCTGCAGTATATTGACGGTCTCGAAACGGTCTTTGACTGTGAGCCACAGAATGCTTTGGTACTTGGCACAGCAATGCACGAGTGCGTTGAACTTGGTGTTGATCGTGCGGTTGAGAATTACATAGCGCAATATCCGGTGCTGACTGATGCCATCATCGATGAGACGATCAAGCTAAAGTGCCTCGGGCAAAAGTTGGAAAACCTCGTATACGAGTACGGAGACCCGATTTTCGAGGTCGAATGTCAGTATAAGGGTTTTCTGGGATACCTTGACGCGCTTGTGCCTGCTCAAAATGATCACGAGTGGATACTCTTCGATTTCAAGTATTCAAACCATACAGAAAAGTATGCAGAATCACCTCAGATTGCCATTTACAAATGGCTTTTTGAGCACGTTTACCCTGATGAGAAAATCGTCTCAGCTGCTTATATTTGCGTCCCAAAAACGCAGATAAGGCAGAAGAAAACCGAAGACCAGTACCAATTCAGGCAGCGTCTTTTGTCAACGCTTGATGATATGCAGCCGCAAATGGTTTGGGTTGATTGTAGCGAAGCTAATGCGCTTGACACATACGCCGATGCAATCGAGATGCTGCAAGCTGATGATTTTCCGAAAGTACCAACAAAGTTATGTGACTGGTGCGATTACCAGGAGTTTTGCGAGAAAGGTAACGACATGATGGTTTTGCCGAAGAACGAACGCCGCGCCGAAGAGCCCATCACCAAGCCGGATATGTGGATCTATGCTGACTCTTATGTCGGAAAATCCACTTTTGTCGATCACATGGACAACGTGCTTTTCATCAACACGGACGGCAACGTTTCCAACATCACATCGCCTTACATCCTGATTGCTGACGAGCTGCATCAGGAAGGCCGCATCACGAGCAAGACACTCGCATGGGAAAATTTTATATCGGTAATTGACCAGCTTGAACGCCATGATAACACCTTTGAGGTTGTTGCACTCGACCTCGTGGAAGACCTTTACGAGCATTGCCGCACTTACATCTTTAACCAGCTTGGAATCAAGCACGAGACGGATGCAGGTTATGGCAAGGGCTGGGATATGGTTCGAACGGAGTTCCTGCGCCAAATGAAGCGCCTGAAGACCCTTGGCTATCAGGTAATTTACATTTCCAAGGAAGTTGTAAATGAGATCACCTACGCAAGCGGCGCGAAGGTGTCAACTTTTAGGCCGAATATCCCCGACAAGATTGCCAACGTCCTGGCAGGTACGGTGACGCTGACGCTCAGGGCTTACATGGATGAGCGAGGCCGCTACCTCAATCTACGCAAGGCAGAAAATATTTTCGGAGGTGGCCGCATTGACTTTAAGAGGGACGCGTGCGCACTCGATGTTGAGGATTTCGCAAACGCCCTCGCTGAAGCACAAAGCAACATCAACTCAAGCAATCGTGCTGTTGCAGCTCCCGAGCATGTGGTTGAGGATGTTAAAGAAGTCGTTACGCATGCTGTTGGCCCTGTTGAGGTCAATGCCTATCAGGGTGACATTTCTATCACTCCGAACCTTGTAGACGCTGTGCAGCAAGCTGCAGAAGAGGTAAAGAAGCCCGTGCGCCGCACTCGTAAGCCTCGCGCTTAAGTTATCTTGTAACACAATCAGATTAGAAAGGTGTACATGATGGATTTTGAGAAGTTTGACGAGATGGTAGACCTCGAAGGCCTTAAGGCCGACATTGCAGCTGCATCAAACGGCGGTAATGGTGCAGAGCGTAAGGACGTACCGCACGGTATGTATGAGGTGGCAATTGAGAAGCTCGAATTGACTACTACCAAGACGAGCGGAAAGCCAATGGTGTCTTGCTGGTTCCGTGTACTGTCTGATGGTGAATACCTTGGACAGATGATTTTCATGAACCAGGTTGTTAGCCAGGGTTTCCAAATCCATCTAGCCAATGAATTTCTCAGGTCTATTGCAGACGGCCCCGATGCGCCTACAATCACTTTCGAGTCATACTCGCAGTATGCACAGCTTATCATGGATGTGGCAGAATACATTGATGGTAAGTTTGAGTACGCACTGCACTACGGCCAGACTCCAAAGGGCTATGACACTTTCGAGATCGAAGCTATTTTTGAGCTGGAATAAACCATGCTCAACTTTTACGACTTCGAGGTTTTCGCACATGATTGGCTTGTGGTCGTAATTAATCCGATCGAAAAGACAAAGACCGTCCTGGTAAATGACCGGGACGGTCTTTCCCGCTTTTACGACGAGCGTAAAGACCAAATTTTCATTGGATACAACAACTGCCACTATGACCAATACATTTTCAAGGGCTTGCTGCTGGGGCTCGATGCGAAATGGATTAATGACCAGATCATCATTAAAGACCGTCCTGGTTGGGCAATCTCGCGCGAATTCGAAAAAATTCCCATGATCAATTATGACGTGATGCTGCGTAATGATTTGGGATTAAAGACGCTCGAAGCCTACATGGGTAACGACATTCGTGAGACCACAGTACCCTTCGACATTGACCGCAAGTTGACAAAAGCCGAGCTAGACGAGGTAATTTTTTACTGCACACATGACGTTGAGCAGACCATTGAGGTATTTGCCAGGCGTAAGAGTGAGTTTACCGCCAAGCTCGATCTAATTAAAATGTTTGACCTGCCTATATCATATCTGTCAAAGACAGGTGCACGACTCACGGCAATAATCCTCGAAGCAAAGCGTCCTCGTGAGCCTCGAAACGACGAATTTGACCTTGAAATTTTGCCATGCGTGCAATTAGGCCCCTATGATTGGGTGCGTCAATGGTACCTGAAACCTGAAAATCAGGACTACGACGCGACACTGAAATTTGACATTGCCGGTTGTCCTCACGTCTGCAAGTGGGGTGGCATTCATGGAGCACTACCTAAGTATTCCGCTGATGGCTACCTCATAAACGTGGACGTTGAGAGTTATTACCCATCTGAGATGATCGTACACGGTTTCCTCTCGCGCAATGTATCAAATCCAGGCAAGTTTGCATGGATTAAGTCGCATCGCCTAGAGCTTAAGCACGCAGGAGACAAGCGCCAAAAGTCACTGAAAGTGGTAATTAACGGGACATATGGAGCGAGTAAAGACCCGACGAACGCGCTTTATGACCCAAAGCAAGCTAACCAAGTTTGCATAAACGGCCAGTTGATGCTGATCGACCTTATGTGGCATCTCACGTCCGGCTGTGGTGCCGAGATCATCCAAAGCAACACGGACGGCGTGCTAGTCAAGATGCCAGACGGTTTTGCAGGTGGCCCCGATGCTTTTTATTCGGCGGTTGACGATATCGCCGCCGAATGGGAGAGCCGCACGGGTATGCAGTTGGAGTTTGACGAGTACGCCAAAGTTTACCAGAAGGACGTTAATAATTACATTCTGGTAGCCGAGGACGGACACACCAAAGGCAAAGGCGCATACGTCAAAGAGCTTAGCGATCTTGATGCTGACATGCCGGTAGTCAATCGCGCCTTGATTGCCTATATGGTAGATGGCGTGCCACCTGAGGTGACGATTAACGCCGCTACTGACTTGATCGATTTTCAGCGAGTCGTGAAATTGTCTGGTAAATACCTCTATTGTATGCACGGTACAAAGCGCCTGCAAGACAAGTGTTTTCGCGTCTTCGCATCTAAGAGGTATGGAGACGGCGCGATTGGACGAGTCAAGCGAGATGGTGGAAAGCCTGAGAAATTCGCCTGCACGTCAGATCATGTGTTTATCGACAACGGCGACATTCACAGCAAACCTACCCCCGATTTTCTCGATCGGAGGTGGCACATTGACTTAGCATATAAGCGACTAGAGCAATTTGGGGTGGCATAAGAGTGGATCAGTTGTTCAGCGGTTATGTAGAGCTTTCGGGTAAGCAGTGCGTGCAAAAGCTCAAAGACGGTGTATATCTCACCAAAGATGATGTCATACGCCTTGACTCATACGGCGGCGTGCTTGCGCCGTCCACAATCCTCATCGACATTGACGACGATACCCAAAGCCAACGTTTTTACAGCATGGTCACAGGAGAGGGGATTGAGTGCGTCGTAGTCAAGACCACGCGCGGAAGGCACTTTTACTTTTCAGGCTTCCCGGCTGAGACGAGGTGTCGCACACATACGCGCCTTGCCTGCGGCATCGATGCAGATATCAAGGTAGGAACGCGCACATGCTATGGAGTACTCAAGATTGGTGGCACTACCAGGGTAATTGAGCGCGATTCCCTACAGTGTGACCCCTTGCCCGCATGGGCTTGCCCTGTGTCGTGGTCACCTGACTTTGAACATATGGTCGAAGGTGACGGACGCAACCAGATCCTTTTTAATTACATCCTCACACTCCAAAGCAACGGTTTTAGCAGAGACGAGTGCAGAAAAATACTCGCTGTGGTCAACAATTACATCTTTGACGAGCCAATGAGCCAAAGCGAGCTAGAGACCGTATACCGTGACGAGGCTTTCGCTGATGATATCTTCTACCTCAAGGGACAATTCCTATTCGATAAGTTCGCCGAGTATATGCGCAGTGAACATGACATTATCAAGGTGTCAAACCGCTTGCACATATACGATCGTGGCGTATATGTCGCAGACGAGAAGCGCATTGAAAACGCGATGATCCAGCACTTGCCGAGACTTTCCAGGGCCAAGCGTACCGAGACGATTGACTACCTTGATGTTATGATCGGAACAAATTCTCAGGCAGCGGACGCGGATTATGTGGCATTTCGAAATTGCATCGTTGACCTTAAGAGCTGGAAGACCATGCCACTGAGCCCTGATTTTGTCATTACCAATCAGATTCCGTGGGATTACGACCCAAATGCTTACTGTGAGATTGTAGATAAGACGCTGCACAAGCTCGCAAACGGTGACGATGCAGTATACGACCTGCTAGAAGAGATAATCGGCTATACCTTCTACCGCAGAAACGAGCTTCGAAAGAGCTTTATCTTGCTCGGTGACAAGGCAAACGGCAAGTCAACTTTTCTCGATATGATCAAGACGCTTCTTGGAGAGGACAACATCTCAGCCCTTGACCTGGCAGAACTCAGCTCGCGCTTTAAGACGGCTGAGCTTTTCGGAAAGCTTGCCAATGTTGGTGACGATATTTCAGACGATTTCATTCCGGACGTGAGCATTTTTAAAAAGCTCGTATCAGGTGACCGTGTATCGGCTGAGCGCAAGGGAAAAGATCCATTCGAATTCAACTCGTATGCAAAACTGCTTTTTTCGGCAAATGAGATGCCGAGGATGCGAGACAAGACCGGAGCCGTCATAGACCGCCTGGTAATCGTGCCATTTACCGCAACTTTCTCAAAGGATGACCCCGATTTTGACCCTTACATCAAATACAAGCTACGAACGCCTGATGCCATGTCATATCTCATCAATGTTGGGCTTGACGGGCTTGATCGAGTCTTGCGCAATCGTGCATTCACGCTGTCTGAGACTGCAAAGAAAGAGCTGGTAGATTACCAAGTCATGGCTAATCCAATTTCGTCGTTTTTTGACAGTCTCGATCGAGATGATATTATCGGGCAAACAACAGACAGTGTGTATGACACATATATTGGATGGACGATTAAATCCAACGTGTCTGCGCTGAGTGCCATGCAGTTTACAAGGCAGGTGACTAAAAACTTTTGCCTATGCACTAAGCAGGTTCGCGTTGACAAGAGAAAAATTCGCGTGTACACACAGAAGGAGGATTAAATATGCGATTAATCTTAGAGGGGCCAGACTGCGCAGGCAAATCAACCATGGCAAAGGAGCTGGCAGAGCGTCTAGGGCTCGATATTATCAAGAGCACTTGTTACGGCCCGAACACGTATGATGATTACGTTACTCGTTTGGCATGCGATCATGTGGTTATTGACAGATGTTGGATATCGGAACTAATCTATGCAAAGTACTTTGGCCGCAATCCGATGATTCACCCGAACACATGTAAAAACCTAACTGATTTTTGTGTATATCGTCACATACCGATTATAGTAATGCTTCCGCCGATTGATGTAATCATCCAACGCATGATGGATCGTGGGGATGATTTTTATTCCGTAGTGTCTCCCAATGTCCAGGCCATCTATAAGGACTATGAGGACTATTGCGCTGAAAGGCATTTTATCCACGTTTTTAGGGACTATAACCCTTCAAAGCTGGTAGATTTTTTGCTCAAAAAACGATTTGGATAGGTGATTTTATGAAGGTTAAAATAAACGTACTTGACCCTAAAGCAGGGTGCAAGGCACCTACCCGCAAGCATTACAACGACGCTGGTGCAGACGTTTACACTAGTGCGAGCATTAACATCATGCCTCACGAAACAATGCTGATTCCGCTTGGCTTTAGCATCGAAGTGCCAGACGGTTATATGGCATGCGTTTTCCCGCGATCTAGCATGGCGCTCAAAGGTCTCGTATGCGAGATTCCGCCGATTGACTCAGGCTATCGTGGAGAAGTGTGTGCAATCGTGTCGAATCTCATTGACCATACTCAGCACATCCCCGAGGGGGCGCGCATTGGTCAGATTGTCGTGATTCCCTGCATCATCTGTGATTTTGTAACAGAGTTTGGAGATGAGCGCGGCACCGGGGCTTTTGGATCCACGGGCGAAAAGTAGCAATAAACTGCGAGAGCCCGCACGGGTGGGGGAATTCCGTGCGGGCTCTCACTTTGTCGCATGCTCAAATGCGATTCGTCGTGTCTGCATTATAACACTTCTCGCTGACAATTGATTCTGTAACGTGTATGTTCTGTGAAAACTATAATAAATTTTAATCGTATTAAAATTTATTTGAGTGCTGAGGTATATTAGTCACGTCAAGCAAAACCGCGAGCTTTGGAGGTATGCAATGGATTACATCGTCAGGACGTTCGGAACTGGCTGCGATGAGGTTGAGTACAGCGACTACAATAACGCACTCGACGTTGCGCGTAAGGTGCGCAAGTCTGGTCACCTTGCAACAATCATCGACGCTGACGCTCCGAAAGTTCGTTGGCATGTCACTGGTGATGGTCTCAAGCCTTTCGACGTACTGGCAAGGTCTGACGAGGAAGCAATCTACAAGGTGCAGTTTGCGACTGGTGACGTTTACACCACGGCTGAGGTCGTGGGAGAAATAAAGGTTGTTGTCACCAGGCCTGACGGTATCGTTGATATGATCGGCTGCATATGCATGGATGAGGCGAAGAAGTTCATGCGCCGCTACAACGCTCGCGGTTGGATTGCGTACATCCAGATCATAACCAACACTTGTGGAGAGTAACCATGTACATCGTAGCAAGTGCAGACATACCAGACAAGAAGTTCGAGACATATGAGGAAGCTTGCGCATGTGCGCAATCCATGAGACGAGATGGCACCGAAGCAGCTATTGTAACCTCTGAAGATCCATGGAAGTATTGGAGCGTGTGGAAGGCAGGAACGACCAGGCATCATGTTGTAAGCGCGAGGTCTGCGGATGAGGCGCTTGTGGTCGCGCGTGGCATAACGAATGATTACAACCTTAACATCGTACAACGTCACTAATGGATGTGAGGATGCTCTAATGATGCTGATTATCTGTCTTGCGGTAGTAGGTATCGCAGCAATCGAGATTATGGACAACACTTTTTCAAAGCGTGCCGACAAGACACAGCGCAGAATGACTGAGTGTGCTATAGCAATGATGGCCGCTGCGGTCTGCATCGGCATGGTGTGGTAAGTAATCTGGTAGAGAGGATTTTGATTATGTACGGTATCGAAGAGCGCGACAATCTACTGACCTACATTGACGGTGTTTTCATACCGCTTGCACGACCTGCGCAGGCATCGGACATAATCGTCAACATTGCAGGTTTTGGCACATCTGATTGGGATGATCCCAATGGTGTGTGCGAGGGGCTTAAAAGCGTGCTAATGGGCCCTAAGTGTACCAACGTCGCTAGTCATGGTTTTAAATGCAGTACGTGCGGTTATGACCTTGACAATGAAGCTTGCGATCGTATTGGCGGAATTAATTATTGTCCACTGTGTGGCAGCGAGATAGTCAAGAACATTAACCCCGATCCCGGCAAGGTGCGCGGTGAGTAAGATGGATTGTATTTTTACTGACGATGAGATCGAGTGGATGCAGTCTGTAACGATAAACGGACGGCGCGAGGTGCTCACGTCTGAGGCTGTGGAAAATCCAATGCCATCACTGCTAAGGGCAGGTGTGATACAAGAGAAATCTGGGAAATTGATCGTCGCTGCTAAATACAAGCAGCTGTTTCGCGTGGAACAATCGCCGCGCAAAACCAAGCCTGAACCAGAACCGGAGCCGAAGCAAGTTGCCAAAAATACCCGTATCGTAGGTTTTGGCAAAATCGTAAGCAAGGTGACTTTTCTCGAGAGCGACATTGGTGAGCTTGATGATGTGTTACGTAGCTGCATGGTTTATGACTGCGTATATAACAAGATCGTAGAAAATATTTGTAGAGGCTTGGAGACCAAAGATTTTTCAGAGGCCGTTGAATGCGGAAATGTCGCACGAAAGGTTTTTGAGATGGAAGTCGAGCGCTTCCAGGCAAATCATATCGCTCAGCTATACCTACATGCAACTTCAAGGGCTCAGCAATTACAGGTACGATTGATGCGCCTCGCCAATCGTGAGCGCCGCGTATTTGACGAGGTTCGTGTGAGGCCTGGAGATGATATCAGATCAGTAGTTTTTTCTGGCCCTACTGACTCGGTAGTTGCCGCTGTGACCATGTACACATACAGTACTAACCTCGCACATCGATATGCCAAGATGGTTTTGTCAGAGCGTGCGCACAAAAAAGATCAGGCTAAAAAGCTATACGCCGATGCGCTTACGGAGGCAATGGAATGGCTAGACTAGGAATGCGTACTGAGCGTTTCGAGGGACGCACCACGCTGGACATTGACGGACAATTGCGATCTGTCGAGTCCTGCAAGAGCGCCTACGTACTCACCAAGCATGGCCGCAGACCTCGTGAGCGGCGCATATGGATCGACCGCGAGGATAAGACTGAGTACGTCGTGATCCGCATGGATGGCCATGCGGTGCTTTTGCCAGTAAAGCCCGTATATGACTCTAATGGCGATATCGGCATGTATGAGATGATCTTCTGATTGTGTTGTGATTGTGTCAATGCAAGTAAATTTTAATCAAACTAAAATTTACTTGCATTGAGTTATGAGATTTGTTATATTTATCTCGTCAAAGGTAAAGCCAAAATGGCTAACCAAAGTCAGAAAGGATGTTCACCATGACTTCTTACACCACCAAGAACGACGCTATCAACGAGATTCGCGCAGCACTTGGCGATAAAGTGAACGACTACTATCTTGATTCAATGTTCGAAGAGCTTTACAAGTACGACGATCACGACGGTTTCGTTGAGGTCGATGGCGTTGACTTCTGGGAGGTAGCTCAGAAGTACGACATGACTGGTGAGCAGGCAGTCGAGGCCTGGGAAGGCGAAGGTTGGTACAACGTCACTTACACTGACGGCGGAATGCCTGCAACCTCCAATGGTGCCATCTGGTGCGATTCTGTCAACGATCTAGCTGGCCTCATCTCTTCTGTGAATGTTAGCGCGACAGAGTATCACATTCCCGTCGTTGAGTTTGAGGGTACTGAGGAGTAATCATGGTACGCAACATCATCGCCAAGACCGAGACGTTCGACCGAATGCGTCACGAGTCCTGCAAGGTCGTGTGTTACGAAGAGAAGGATTACGACGACAACAGCTACTTTTACACTGTGATCATCGATCGCAGTTGGAATGAGGACGCTGAGGAGTACGAAAGCTTTGACACCTTCGAGTTTGACACGATGGCCGAAGCTTTGGCGTACGTAGAGCTAATATCCGGCCACGTATCGCCGACAAACGACGGCGTGCCTGCTTTCCCAGAAGATTAACGTTTACGGATGGCGCTCGTGCGCCCTCCCATTGAATGGGAGGTTTATAAATGATTACCACGTTGAACGATGCGTTTGGTTCGTGTGAGCAGTACAGGGACGAGGAAGGTTTTTGCACAAGGAATTGCTGCTGTTTAGGCATGAGTTTCGGTTGTGGCACTCAGGCAATACACGACGCGGCACGAGATGAAGCAAAGAAGGCGGGACTTGAGCGTTACGCCATAGTATCCGGTGCGTGTGGAGATTGGTACATCGTAGAGCGCGACGAGATGGGAGGGGCTTATCTAATGAGTATGATTACGGAAGACGCTATTTACAACGTCGAGATGTGCGGTTGCACAGGCGTTGCGTGCATCAGATGCAATCCAGGCCCGTGTGAGAACCGCAAGGTTGAGAAGCGCCATCATCCGTGGCAAGGGTTCATTGACGTTGACGCAAAAGACGTTTGTAAAGTACCTGAGGAAGATTTGAGTGGGATTGAAGGCGGCGCTGATGCGCGTGGGCATCAGCACGATGTATTAAGCGGTGTCACTAGCATAAGCGGGAGGTTTTTGTAATGTGCAAAGATGTAGAGCGTGAGGTATGTGGCACCTGCTATTGGTGGAGCGCAAACGACGGTGATCATAGAGGAATGTGCCACGTACTCCCGCCGACTGTCGTTGATGATCCACACAAACATAAGCTTGTGGCCGTGAGCCCCTACACCGGAAAAGATCGCACGGCATGCGTCTTGTGGCAGCTTGGTAGGTGTGAGCGATGAGGTACATATCTCTCTTTTCAGGCATCGAGGCGGCTACTGTGGCCGCTGAAGGTTTGGGATGGGAGCCCGTTTGCTTTGCTGAGATTGACCCATTCCCGAGCGCAGTGCTTGCGTATCACTATCCCGAGGTACCTAATCTCGGTGACATTACAAAGGTCGATTGGATGCCTTACCGTGGTAAGTGTGATTTGATCGTTGGCAGGTCTCCTTGTCAATCATTTTCAATCGCTGGAAAAAGGGAGGGGCTTAATGGCGCATCTGGCCTTATGTGGGAGTACGTACGAGCAATACGCGAAGTTTGTCCTCAATGGGTTGTGTGGGAAAACGTCCCGGGGGCACTGTCAAGCAGCGGTGGGAATGATTTCCGATGCCTCTTGTCCGCACTGGATGAGCTCGGGTACGGTCTGGCATGGCGAATACTTGACACGCAATTTTTCGGAGTACCCCAAAGACGCAGGCGTGTCTTTCTTGTCGGACATTTTGGAGCCCAACCCCCTACCGAAATACTCTTTGAGCCAGAAAGCTTGCGAGGGGATTTTGAGACGAGCAGAAAAAAGAGGGAAGCCATTACCGCAAGAGCTGGTAGATGTGCTGAGGGAGCAAGCAAAGGAATAAAGCATACTACATGTCTATGCATTGCTGATGATAACGCGCATGCTGCAATTGATCAAGATGTTTGCGGTACGCTCAAAGTTGATGGTGCAGCGCCTATGATTGCATATGATGAGGTGTGAGTTATGGCGTGTACATTGATCGTGAGGTGTGGTTGTGAGGGTGGCGGCAAAGGCGCGCTAGTAAGTGATGAGTTGTCTTTGACGTTATCCACGTCAAACATGCAAACACTATTTGATGATACAGGTGGTGAAATGGTAGTTCGCAAGCTCACGCCGACTGAATGCGAGCGTCTTCAAGGTTTTCCGGACGGATATACCAAGGTGCCTTACAAAGGCAAGCCCGCCGAGGATTGTCCCGATACGCCGAGATATAAGGCGCTGGGAAACTCCATGGCCGTACCTGTAATGCGATGGATTTTTGAGCGTTTGGACACTGCGAGCAAAGGGAGGACGATTGATGATTGAGATTAAGCCACTGGACACTTTGACCACGCCTCGCGAATGTGCTTTGAAGCTATTGGAGGAGGCCAGCGAGGCATGCGAAGCACTCAAGGCGCATGATAAGGTACAGGATTGGAACACGTACCAAGAAGCATTGATGGAGCTTGCAGATGTTGCTCAATGTATGTGTAATTGCTTGCAGGCACTTGACCCGGCTAATATTGATTGGGAGAGAGCTGTGAAGGTTGTGCAAAAGCACAACCTAGAGCGTGGCCGCAATGAGATGACAGGTACAAGGACGCTTAAGATTGATTGGCACTGATAGTATGCCGATTATGGACACGCTAGCAATGGACATACTGACAAATCTTCAAGGTGCAAAGGATACAGCAATGAGTGATACGGATAATGAGTTTTTGCAGACCTCGTGGCATTTCGACCGTGCCACTGGCAATGATGTGGCGAAGGTAGTATTTATCTTCGACGGAATCGCAACTATTTCACCTGACGCAAGCCCAGACGAGCACAAGGAGCGCATGGGCAAGGCAGTCAATGCGGCACGTGACCAGGTGGGAAATGCTGCTGCACTCTTTGGCAGAAATCCCCGCGCGGCTGCATTGCGCTTTATGAGGTGGCTGATTGCTGGTGAGTTGGGCGCTGAGACAAACGATGAACGAAACACTTACGCAAAGGTACGACGTGAATTTTACGACATTATGGAGGGGTTGTAATGGATGTGATCTGGTTTGTCGCAGGGCTCGTTATAGGTGCTGTGGTGGGAATCCTTCTTGGATACAATACCGCGTGCCTGTCAATCCTTCGCAAGACAAGCGTACGCGAGTGGGATCGTGAGTGCAAGGAGATGGAGCGTGACCATGAGCCCAACGAGTGATTACCGCGAGGTGTCCGACAATGTGGCACTCAAGGCAGTGTGCGGTAGTCATGTACTCGTGAGACCTCGTGGCCATGCTTATGGGTATGTACGCGCTAAGATTGACTACAGCCCAGATGCTCGGCAGTGGACAGTTGCATACATCGACAATACCAAGCGCGTGAGGCGTGTGGTGCTTTACCAGACTACAGCGGAATTGTTCAAGTCGTTGCAGATTATGAGTGATTTGCTGGTCTAGCAGGTGTTTGTATAAAAACGGACGATTATGCATTATTTTGCATAAACGAGGGGGTTTTATTCATGACAGTTTCGATGGACATGAATGCGCTCGAACAGACTATGGCCCAGATCATGGCAGCGACCGACCTGCCCGAGGACGACCCTTACGTCGTGGCTGCTGCCATGAGCTGCACAGACGCGACGTATAACCAGATGATGATCGGGCCCGCCCAAATGACCGAAGCCCAGTGCTGCGTGGCGGCATGGTGCAGGCTTTTCAGGTGCGGAAGCAGGCCCGTCGACGGTAGCGACGTTGCGTTCGCCATGTCGGCGTTCTCGATCCCCAAAATCGATTCTGCGCTATACGCGATCGACTCGTATTCCGAGGTGTGCGACTGCGATGAGCCTGCTTACCAGGTGCTCCGTGCCTGCGTGGGGCTTGCACCTGCAAGGGCCACTGCCCAGGAGGCGGCTGCTGGAAGGATGCTCCGGAAGTGCGCCGAGCTGCTCAAGACCGACGTTGTGACCAAGGGGTAATCATGGCAAAAGACCTGGTGAAGACCGTTGTAACGCTTTCATACCACCTGCCAAGGGCTGTCGAGGAGAAGCTGATCAGGGATGCCGAGGCGCGTTCGGTGCGGTGGAGGCAGAGGCACGGCGAGGGTTTGTTCTCGCCTGATGCGAATTCTGAGAGTTGCGGAAATGCCCGTCTGAGGGCTTAGAACATAGCTAAAACGAACGTTTAGGGGTGACCTGGTGTAAGTGCCTAGGTTGCCCCTTTTTTGTTGAAATACGCGATTTGTGGGCTTGTGATCGTTGACCAAAAGCTGTGGGCTCAGCTATTGAGGCTTGTGTGGCTGTAGTTATGTAGGAATTATGCGGTAGTCGATAGGTGTCTCGGAAGCGGCGTGAAGATTCTATGGTCGTGAGACACTGGATTTTATCGTTTGCCAGGTGTTTTGAGAAAAGTGTCTCACAATGTCTCAGATTAAAAAATGACTCGTGAGACACTTTTTTGGTACTTTTAACAGGCGTTTTGCTGAAAATGTCTCGCGACTGTCATCGCTCTTACTTTTTTATATGAGAAATAAGTAAAAATATATATAAAATAATAGGTATATAAGGGACAAAAAACGTCACGAGACGCGTAGCGGTTTATTACCGTTTGACAGGTTCACGAGCTGCGGATTCACTGAATCTGCACTGTCTCGCGACCGATTTTTTGTACTGAGACGTTCTGAGACACTTTTTTAAAACAGCTGGTAGAGTGCCATTTTTGCGTCTCGAATTCACTGTTTCATCACATAACTTAAAGGACATTCTGAGACAAAAGCGAGACACTTAATCTACCAGGTGTTTTACAAAAATTGTGTTTTTAATTTAGAATTTTCGTCTTCACAATTCGGCATCATCCCAGGCAGATATACAAGTTGGGTCAATTTATCGGAACCTATTGACAAATTGAAAAGTGCCAAAAGTTTTAATTTTAAGTTGAGTGTTTTATAATATTCCTCGAGAGAAATGGAGGCACATCATGGCTAAGACAAAGGCGATCAGATGGCAAAAAGGCTATTGGGTAGGTGGGCCAGGCATTGACGTGGTACGTGATTATGCACGACACGGCTACAGCAAGAAGAAAATCGCTGCTGAGATCGGGATAACTTTGGCGCAGTTTGAACGATGGTGTGCCGAGTCCCCTGAGCTAGAGCAGGCGGCTAACACACATCCACGCTTGATAGATGCCCTGGTAGAGGACGCATTGTATAAGCGTGCTGTTGGATACAAGACCACTGAGGACACTTACCGTCGCGAAGACGGTGACATGGTGCTTGTGTCGCGCATGGTAAAAGACGTGCCCGGAGACGTTGGCGCTCAGAAATTTTGGCTGTCTAACCGCCGCTATGAGGACTGGCGCATCAATCAGCCCGAGCTACCTGGGGAAAACGAGTACCTTCAGGACGTTAAAAACGTGCTTGTTACCATCGAGACTGTGGCAAACACACCGACTGAGCAGGCCGAATAATGGAAATAAGACTTACTCAGAAGCAGGGAGAGTATGTGCGCGAAGCGCATCACAGGTGGAACTTCGCCGTCGGTGCAGTGCGTTCTGGAAAATCATATTTAGCAACACTTTATACAATTCCGAAGCGTCTTACAGATATGGCAGGGCTCAAAGGCCTCAATGTGATCTTGGGTGCAACCCGTGATAACGTAGAGCGAAATGTCCTCGCACCAATGCGCCAAATTTGGGGCGAAGAGTTTATTTCGGACATCAATACAAAAAATATCGCAATGATTTTTGGTCAACCCGTCTATGTCTTCGGTGCCGAGAAGGTCTCGCAGGTAGCCAAAATCCGTGGTTCAGAGATAAAGTTTTGCTACTGCGACGAGGTGTGCGACTTTAACGCCGATGTCTTCGAGATGCTCAAGTCACGTCTGTCCTTGCCTTACAGCGAGTGCCATCTTGCATGCAATCCTGCTGGCCCCAACCACTTTGTCAAAAAGTTTATTGACCAAGCAATGGCAAGCAACGGCAAGGTTGATATCTTTTACCAGCACTACACGATCTACGACAACCCATTTTTGCCAGCTGCTTATGTCTCAGGCCTTGAAGCAGAGTATGTAGGCACTGTGTACTACGATCGCTACATTTTGGGCGAGTGGGCAAAGGCCGAGGGCATGATTTACCCCGAGTGGAAAAAGGCGCTAGAGCCAAAGTGGGAAGGCGATACGAGGGCATATTGCATATCCTGCGACTATGGAACATTGAATGCTTTCCACGCGCTCAAATGGAAATTGGACGGTCAAGGAGTCTGGCACTGCACAGAGGAATATCGATATTCAGGTCGTGAGGAGGGACACCAAAAGACCGATGAGGATTATGTAAGCGACCTCGCGCAATTTTGTCGAGATGCTAATGAGTCTATCCCCGTTGAGATCATTGTAGACCCATCTGCTGCAAGCTTTATCACGGCGCTTCGCAGGCGTGGCGGTTTTAGGGTGCGCACGGCAAATAACGCTGTCGTGGATGGCATACGAGACACAGCGGCCGCAATGGAAATTGGTACAATTAAGATTGCCGACAATTTGGAAGGCTTGAAAGAGGAATTTATCGGCTACGTGTGGGACGATCGAGAGGACTGCGACAAGCCAATCAAGGTCAATGACCACGGTATGGACGCTCTAAGGTACTTCGTGCGTACAAAGCACGTGAATAAACCGAAGAGTGAATATACATCCCCGTTTATACAAAACGATGCAACCAGAAGGAGGTTCGTCCTATGAGTTGGGATTCAATCAAAAGTGACTCGGCAAGATTGCTGACGTATCAGGACTTTGTGGACGCAGGCGAGGAAAACCGCGAGGCTTTCGCGCTCGAAGCAATCCGCCGCCATATGGCAAGTGAGCCGTATCGTATCGCTGTTGATGCAGACCTATACGACATGCAGCGAAACCCTACAATCAATAAATATGTGCAGCAAATTTTTGATATCACGGGCTCGAAGCTTGTTGATTTTACGGCTAGCAATAACAAAATCGCGTGTAACTTTTTCCATCGCCTGAATACTCAGCGCGTCATGTACTCGCTGGGAAACGGTGTTAGCTTTATCGACACGAGCGAAGCTGGTCATAAGGACACCACCAAGGAGCGACTGGGCAAGCATTTTGACCACGATATGCAGATGCTCGCATACAAGGCGCTTACGCATGGTGTGTCCTTCGCTTTTTGGAATATCGACCGTATGTGCGTCTTTCCGCTGACCGAGTTCGCGCCTCTGTGGGATGAGCAGACGGGTACGCTCCGCGCTGGCATACGCTTTTGGCGGCTCGATCCCACGCGCCCTATGCAGGTCGTGCTTTATGAGGAAGACGGTTGGTCGCGCTTTCAGACGGTTCAGTCGGCGAACGGCGCATCGGCTGAGCGCCTGGTAATGACCAGCGAAAAGCGACCGTATATCACGCACTTTTCATATACTCGCGCCGATATGGATCCGCAGGTGATCGCTGCAGAGAATTATTCCTCGCTGCCCGTTGTGCCCATGTGGGGAAGCAAGATGCATCAGTCTACGCTCGTGGGAATGCGTGAGAAGATCGACTCTTACGACCTTATCCGCTCAGGCTTTGCAAACGACCTGCAAGACTGCGCTCAAATCTATTGGATGATCGCAAACGCGGGCGGCATGACTGACCAGGACATGCAGCGCTTTTTGGATCGTCTTAAGATCAATCATGTGGCACTCGTAGATTCTGAAGACGGCGGATCAGCGCAGGGCTTTACACAGGAAATCCCATATGAGGCGCGAAAAGAGTATCTCAATATGATTCGCTCAGGTATCTACGAGGATTTCGGCGCTTTGGATGTGCATACTGTGGCCGCAGGTGCGACTAATGACCACATCGATGCTGCCTATCAGCCGATGGACGAGGAAGCTGCCGACTTTGAGTATCAGGTGTCGGAATTTATTCAGCAGCTTCTCGCGCTTATGGGTATCGATGATCAGCCCGTTTTCAAGCGAACGCGCATCAGCAATCAATTGGAGCAGGTGCAAATGATTGTGGCTGAGGCCGACTACCTTGACCGCGAGACGATCTTGCGCAAGCTGCCTAATGTGTCGGCTGACGAGGTGCTGAGCATCCTTGACCGATTGGATGCGCAAGAGCAGGACATGACGGAGATTACGCCGCGTGCTATCGTGACCGACGATGAGACAAATAACGATGAGGAGATCGAAAATGAGTAATCCAAGCATTACCGCAGATAAAACGCATTGGTATCAATGGGACACTGCCCTGACCGTGACCGTATCCGGTGGCGAAATGACCGAATGCCACTTTGCAAATCGAAAGCAAGGCACGGCATATGTACAGGCAGTTATCAATGGCGTTGCGCGAGTGCCTGACGAGCTGCTGCAGGTGGCATCAACGATCAAGGCATATGGCTACGTTTCCGATGGTGCAGGCGGACAGACTTATGTAGAGCAGACTTTCGAGGTAATCGCGCGAAACATTCCAAGCGATTACACCTACACCAAGACAGCCCAGAAGACTATCCGTGATGCAGAGGTCGCACGTGATCAGGCAGTGCAGGCAGCAAAGGAAGCCAAGGCATCTGAGCTGGCAGCTGACGATGGCGCCGTAGAGGCGAGCACGTCAGCACAAAGTGCGGGTGAGTCAGCATCTGCAGCAGCTACATCAGCAAGCAATGCCGAAAAGAGTGCAGGAGAGGCAGCTAAGAGCGCAAGTGATGCCAAGGCAGCTGCAAGCAAGACTGTGGAGGACGCGAGCGAGCTGCTTAAGACCTACACCGATAATGCCAAGACGAGTGCCGATAATGCTGCGACTAGTGCGAGCAATGCGGCTGATGCAGCAAGTGCAGCATCTACAAGCGCAAACGCCGCAGAGCAGAGCGCCACTGATGCGAGTAATGCCAAGGTGGCTGCTCAGACGGCTAAGGCTGAGGCTGAGAGCGCTAAGGCTGAGGCTGCTACAAGTGCAAGCAATGCTGCCGCGAGCGCAACGGCTGCGGTACAAAGTGCGAGTGATGCAGCCGCTAGCGTGGACGAGATGCTGACCGAAGCTAAGAAGTACACAGACGCAAACACTAGTAACGCACTCGTAAGCACGGTGAGCGGTAAGCTGCTGCATGTTGAGGATGCCTGGCCTGGCAAGCCCCTTGGCTTGACTATTGACGGCGCTTACAAGCAGGACGGCACGCCATCGCCTGAGAGTCCCGCGCAGATTACGGTGATTGAGAATCCTATATTGCATGTGACTGGCAATGACACTTCAGCAGAAGGCGCAATCCTCCCGATTACTCTCCCTGCTGAGCATCCTTATTTGGCAGCACTGCCTGACGGCACGCACGACGAGATTGTCGTGAATGACGGGCGAGTGAGCATCAATTGTGCTTTGTGCAGAGAAGTCATTTCAGGAATAAATTTTGTTGGCGAGGTACCGGAGTATCAGTATGTACGGATTATAGCTAAAAACGGCAAACCAATTGATGGAGACAGACATTTTATATGCGACAGATTTAAGATAGGAAACCGGGTTGTCGGAAACGTCTATATAGCAGGTGGTGCTAATTCAAAGTTCTTTTTCTGTTTCCCGTTAGGAACTTTCCAGGATTCCAGCGAGGCGGAAGCGTGGTTTGCTGCGAACCCGACAACGGTAGTCTACAAGGATGCAAACGGTGCCAAAACTATCGACCTTGGCAAAGCAGACGACATTCCGTCTCTTCCTGAGACTATCAGCAACGTGTGGACAGATGCAGAGCTTACAAATAATATGAGCATGACATACAAGCGCGACATTAACGTTGCATTTGACAATCTAGTCCAGTCTGTCGTAGCTGCGGCAGCAGGTGAGTAAAGAGGAAGGATTCAGCTATGTTTGATTTTCGAGCTTTTCTGAGCAAGGGCCTTGTGGACGGTGTGAGGGGCGGGCAGACGCGCTACGCGCTGACAATGCGCGCGGCGTCGCTTGTCGAGAAAGGTCTGCTAGACACAGCAGACATTGAGCCGCTGGCGAAGGCGCTTGACGAGCGCGATGCTGCTGAGGATACGCAAGAGATTACAGATTCGACGATTGAGTAATGGATAAGGCCATCGAGTTTCGGTGGCCTTATTTTCATAACTGACCGAGTTTGAACCGCTGAAATCATTGAAATGAGTTAATCGTGCAGCAGTGTATAATCTAATACACAATGCGCCAGGTCGGTCACCTGACGCATTTGTTTATGGAGGGCTGAATGAAAAAAGAGACTTTTCCAGGATACCAGCTTATAACGTTTGATGATGGTACCTACGGCTATGTAATGGCTGATGGCAAAAGCAAGAATGGCTACAAGTCTAAGCAAGGTGCAAAGAATGCAGCCAAAAAGCTTGCGACAGCCTTGCAGGTCACACCACACACTCTCACAGACATTGAGCAAGCACTGGCAGACGAGCTGTCAGCGCTTTATGACGATGCTGCAAAATACCTGGTAGACAAGGCAAAAAAGTTTGTCTCGAAGTGTCAGACGGGCAAGCAGTATGACACTGATGCGCTTAATGCTCTTATTAAGCAGCTGACGGCGCAGATTGCAAAGACCAATGCCGACGCTGTGGCAGCTATCAATGGATATGCGCCGCTTGTGGCGGCTGAGCAGGCTAATTTTGCAGAGTATGCGATTGAGGACGGCACAAACTTAAATCCTAGCTTTACACTTCTCAATCAAGACACAGTACTGCGCTTGATTAAAGACTCTCCCGCTGTGCTGCCTAAGGCTAAGGCAAAAATTGCGAAAAACAAGCAGTGGAACACGCCTAAGCTACGAAGCGCACTAACGCATGCCATCGTGCAAGGTGACTCGATACCCAAACTCAACAAAAAAGTCGAGGAAATTTGCGGCTCAAATAAGGCCATCGCAACGCGAAACGCACGAACTATGATGACCGGAGCCCGTAATGCTGGCACACTTGCGGTATATGTGCGAGCTGAGCAAAACGGGATGCATATCCAAAAGCAATGGATGGCCGCACTTGATGAGCGTACACGAGTCAGTCACCGACATTTGGACGGCGAGATCAGGCCTGTCAATGAAAAATTTTCCAATGGCTTGATGCATCCTGGAGACACGACGGGCATACCTTCCGAAGTGTGGAATTGCCGCTGCACTATGGTGCCGATTGTAAATGACCAGCTCTATGAGGGTGAGCGTGCAAACAAGCTAAAGGATATGAGCTACGAAGAGTGGCGCAACGCTCAGCCTAAGCCTAAGAGCAAAACCAAGAAGAAAAATGCTGAGAAGAAAAAGGCTGAGAAGCAAACCGAATTGCAACCAACAAAAACCATCCCCGGCAACAAAGCAAAGCTTATTGCTGCATTTGACGAGGCAAGAGACGTTGCGATTTCAGATAGGTCTAAATTGCCTGAGTATCGACGTGCAGCCAGGGAATTGTCTGATGGGATAGATTTTGGCGAGACTTTTGCTGCTCAGGTTGAGAAAAAACACATTGTTGAGATGAAACGGCTGTTGGACAATGCCGAGAAAACGCACCCCGAGATAGCTGCCATGTATCGCTCATGGCAATCTCAATTCTCATTTTTGGATGAAAAAAACGGCGCGTTCTATGACCCTCGCGACCGAAGCGCACACGTGAACCTTTCGAATTTCGAAGGTAACGTTAAGTTTGATATCGCATACAGAACTATTTTCCACGAATTGGGGCACTTGATTGACAATCAGATTGTTTCGCCGAACAAACGATGGGGGTGTGCATCCGATGATATGAAAAGGACTATCAGGGTTGATTGGGAGAACTACAGAGACAAGATAGTCCGTGAGCACCATGGGTCTGATGCAGTTAACTCATGGAGTGATGAGGATAAAAACAAAACAGCCGTATATTACATGCAGAAAGAGGCTGCAACGCCACCGGGAGGTGATGTGAAGAAGTCAAATTGGACAGGTGTACCTTATGACGTTGGAAAATGGTTAGACGTGTCAGATATCGTTGAGGGGTGCACGGGAATAGATTATCCTTTCGGAGGTGGTCACGGCGCTAATTACCATAAATCTGGAAACACTTCAACTGAGTTTTTTGCTGAAGTATGTTCTGCTGCTGTTGTAAATGAAAAATCATATGAGATGTTTCAGAAAATATTCCCGAACTCACTGCGGCAGTTATTGGACATTATCAGGGAGGCTATTCGATGAATGACATATACGATATTGAGACCAAGGAAGATGCAATCAACGCATATGCCGAGCATTTCGGCGGGTTTCCGTACTATCTTTTTATGGGTGCCGAGGAAGATGTAATCATTGACGCTGTGGTAAAGGCGATTGAAACTGACAGAATTATTGAGCCTAAAAACGACGAGGCGGTTTACTGATGGGTGCTCAACTGGTAATCAATAAAGACAACACGCAGACCTGGTTGGATCATTTTAAAAGTGCCACGAGCCAAGCTCTTGACGAAATCGGGATGATTGCCGAGGGATATGCCAAGCGTAAATGCCCGGTTGATACTGGTAACCTTCGCAGTTCAATTACTCATCAGGTCGATTACCAAGGCAAGAAAGTTTATATAGGCACCAATGTAGAGTACGCACCGTATGTGGAGATGGGAACCTCCAAACAGACTGCTCAGCCTTATTTGCGACCTGCGGCTCAGGAGCATAGCAGCACGTATAAGGCGATACTTAAGATGCATTTGCAAAACGGATGATTGAATGTGTTACAATATCAAAAATGCGAAGCACAGCATTAAGCCGTGGCCGAAGCATAGACCACTAATCCAAAGCAAAGGAGCGAACAATGGCACTCACTCGAAAGTTTTTGCGCGCACTTGGTATCGAAGACGATAAGGTCGAAGAGATCATCGGCGCACACCTCGAAACGGTAAATCCGCTGAAGGATGAGCGCGACAATCTCAAGGAGCAGGCAGACAAGGCCGCTGAGCTGCAAAAGCAGGTGGACGCACTCACCAAGCAAGGCAGCACTAGCGAAGACCTCGCCAAGAAGTACGAGGACGAGCACGCGGCGTTTGAGGCATACAAGGCCGAGGTAGAAGCAGGTAAGGCGGAATCCGCAAAGAAGTCGGCATATCGCAAGCTGCTTGAATCGTCCGGCATTGACCCAAAGCGCATTGATGCAGTAATGCGCGTAAGCGACGTGAGTACCATTGAGGTCGGCGAAGACGGCAATATCGTCGATGCTGACAAGCTGACGGAGCAGATCAAGGCCGATTGGTCTGATTTTGTCATCAGCACTGGCACTGTCGGGCAGCGTGTGGACACGCCGCCTGCAAAGCAGCAGGGCAAGCCTGAGCCTACCAGTCTGGCTGAGGCATTGCATCAAAAGTACAATATTTAAGGAGTTAATCATGGCTATCACTCTTGAGCAGGCAAAGGTCGGCATGGCCGACAAGGTAGATCAGCAGGTCGTGGACATGTTCCGCCGTTCATCCCTGCTTCTTGACCGCATGACATTCGATAACGCGATTTCGCCTGGTACTGGCGGCTCTACGCTGGTCTACGGCTACACTCAGCTTAAGACTCCCAGCACTGCCGCAGTCCGAGCAATTAACACGGAGTACACGCCCGGCGAAGCCATCCGCGAGGAAAAGACCGCCAAGGCAGTCATTATGGGCGGTTCTTTCCAGGTTGACCGCGTGATCCAGTCTACGAGCGGCGCTATTGACGAGCTGGTTTTTCAGGCAGACGAAAAGGTCAAGGCAGTCTCGAATTTCTTCACCAACGCCGTGATCAACGGCACTAATTCCACGACTTTCGATGGCCTTAAGGTACTGCTGACTGGCAGCTCTACGGAGTATACGGCAACGTCTGACCTCACTACCAGCGCAAACATTGACGCGAATTATCAGCATTTCCTCGACGAGCTTGACGAGTTTATTTCTGGCATTGACGGCGGCGCTGATATGCTGATTATGAACCGCAAGATGCTCGGAAAGTTGCGCGGCATCGCGCGTCGTGCTGGTTATTTTTCCTCTTCCCGCGATGAGTTTGGTCGTGTCGTGGAGACGTACAACGGAATCGCTCTTATGGATGCTGGCCAGTACTTTAACGGCACTAATTCCATCGATATCGTCGCTGATACGCCTGCGTCTTCTGGCGCCGCTGGTACTTCCGACATTTATGCCGTCAAGTTTGGCCTCGACGCTTTCCACGGCATCTCTCCCACTGGCACCAAGGTTGTCCAGACCTACATGCCTAATCTCATGGAGCCTGGCGCAGTCAAGAAGGGTGAGGTTGAGCTTGTGGCTGGCGTTGCCCTTAAGAACACTCTTAAGGCTGGCCGCATGAAGGGCATCAAGACCACTCCCGCTAGTAAGTAAATCAAGGTTAATCGGAGGGCGCGATCATGCTTGAAGAGCTGATGGGCTATCTGCATAATTGGTTTGACCGCGTGCATATCCGGGGTCAGTTCGCCGTAGTTGACGGTGAGCTGACCCGCCTTGACGGCGCGTTTGAGCCGATGCAGAGTCAGTATTACCGTATCGGCGGTTCCATCTTTAACGACGGCTTGCATCAGCACCCAGACAACACCCTGGTAGATGAGGTGTTTTCTGGTGAAATTTGGTTGCTTGCAGTTCCTCAGTCTTTTATCGCGCTTGCTGACGAGATTTCAGAGTGGCGTGAGGCACATCCAGACGGCGAGTATCAATCTGAGTCGTTCGGCGGTTATACATATTCACGCCCAGTTAATGCAGACGGTACGTGCGTGCGCTGGCAAGACCAGTTTGACCGCGAATTGAAGCATTGGAGGAAGCTCCCATGCTAATTGAAGACTTTTACGAGGATTTCACCCTGCTTACTCCCGTTATTGTCCCTGATGGAGAAGGTGGAAGCACCACGACTTGGCACGAGGTTGCAAAATTCTTCGCGGCCGCTGTCAAAGACACATCGCCTGAGATGCGTGCTGCCGAGCGCGCGGGATCCAAGCCTGAGTATACTTTGACGATTAGTGAATCAACACCCGTGAATATTACATATCACGATGTTTTTAAGCGCGATTCAGACTGTGCTGTTTTCCGTGCAATTTCGTCTTCGGCTGATTCAAAGCCTCCTAAGCGTGCGACTTTTAATTTTGCTCAGGTGAGGTGTGAGCTATGGCAGCTACCCTAAGCAAGGCCGCTGCTATGCAGCGCTTTTTGGAGACTTTCGGCATACCTGTCTATGGTGAGACCTCCGTTCCTGACAGTGCAAGTTTCCCATATATGACTTATATCATGAATTGGTCTAATTACTTTGGGCAGCAAGCGACCGTTGAGGTAGATTTGTGGTATCGCTGCACTGGGGAAAAGGCACCGAATGACAAGGCTGACGAGATTGCACAGGCTCTTGTTGGTGGCATCATAATTCCTTGTGATTGCGGAGCCATGTGGGTAAATGCAGGCGATCCTTTTTGCCAAAGCATGGGAGATCCTGAGGACGCACAGATCCGCCGTAGATATATAATTTTGTCCGTCGATTTTATCACTAACTATTAGGAGACAAACAATGGCTAAGTATACTAAGATTGCAGCCGACACTTTCAAGAAACTGCAGCTCAACGCTGGTGTTCTTTGCACCAGTTTTGAGCCTGCTACGGCAGAGGTAACCGATGCCAACATTCTTGCCGCTACGTCTGGTGGCGTGAATTTTACGGCCACGCCGTCTTTTACCGACTTCGGCGAGGACATTGATAATTGCCCTAAGAATACCAAGGAGCTTAAGCGTCTTGACTCGTGGGAAGTCAAGCTTTCCGGTACTGCTGTAACGGTGGATACCACGACTGCAAAGAGCTTTATTGGCCTTGCCGATATCTCGTCCACCAAGGTAACGCCGCGCAACGACCTAAAGGCAAGCGATTTTTCCGACCTTTGGTGGGTAGGCGATTACAGCGACGTAAATGTCGATGGCCCGTCTAGCGCCAAGGCTGGTTTTATCGCGATTCACATGATTAACGCGCTGTCTACTGGCGGTTTCCAGTTGCAGACTGCCGACAAGGAAAAGGGTACTTTTTCCTTTGAGTACACCGCGCATTACTCTATGAGCGCCCAGGACACCGTGCCTTTCGAGGTGTATGTGTCCCCTGCGACTCCCGCAGGTAAGTGAACTTCCGCTAACAATCTAACTACCAGCAGAAAGAAGGATTAAATGAAGCTCAGTCAGATCAAGGGCACAGACGCTATCGACGTGCTTGCGCGCATCATCCAGCCTATTGCCAACATCGCGCTCGACAAGGAGTCTTTCGACGCGATTAAGCTCAAGCCAGTCGATAAGGACGGAAAGACTCCTGAGCAGATCCGCGAGCTTGCAATGATGCGTGTGCGCGAGGCAATCCCGGCAATGCTTGGCAAGCACCGCGACGATATCTGCGAGATCATCGCCGCAATCAACGGCCAGACCCGTGAGGAGTATGTCGCTTCGCTGACCTTCGCAAAGCTTCTCAAGGATTGCATGGACGTTCTGACTGACGAGGAACTTCTGTCTTTTTTCAGCTAGAGGCTGCTCTACCAGGTACTTTGTGGCTTGCATGGGGCGAATGTCGGCGAATTGTCGGTATTCGCCCCTTTCTTTTTTATGCGACCACATATGCAAAGGAGCGTGTTCGTAATCACGCCTGGCAGGACTACATCGCATTTTGTTTGCAGATTGCCCCGGAAGGCAAGTATGCATCAATGTCCTGGCAAGACGTGATCAATCCGCCTGAGTACTTTGATAGTGCAGCCGTAATCGACCATCTTAAAAACGCGGGAATTGTGGAGGTGAAAAAGAATGAATCTACTCGACCTTGCGGTGCTAATCAGTGTTGACGATAAGGCATCTGAAAAGATTTCCAACGTGGCAGTTGCCACGGGAAATCTTATGTCTGGCATCCAAAAGGGTGCAGCTGTCGGAATATCTGTGGTACAGCAGGTGGCGGCCGCTGTTGGCTCAGTGCTTGAGACTACTGTCGGCGCTGTGGCTACATATGAGCAGATGGCAGGAGGTATTGCAAAGCTCTACGGCAATGCTGGTCAGACGCTCGAAGAGTACGCCGCAGCAAATGCCATGGCAGCAGATGAGGCAACGGCTGCATGGGAGCGAAATAACCAGGCTCAAGAGCTGATGATGCAAAATGCTTGGAACGCGTGGAAAACGACCGGGCAAAACGCGAACGATTACATGGAGACGGCTACGCAATTTTCCGCGTCCCTTGTATCGTCCCTCGGTGGTGACACTCTCAAAGCCGCAGAGCTGACAGACGTGGCAATGCGTGCCATGAGCGATAACGTCAACACTTTTGGCACTGACTTTAACAGCGTTTCAGATGCTTTTAAGGGTTTCTCCAAGCAAAATTACACCATGCTCGATAATCTTAAATTGGGCTATGGTGGCACAAAAGAAGAGATGGAGCGCCTGATTAAGGACGCGAACGAATATCGCGCGTCGATCGGCGAAAGCTCAGATCTTACAATCGACTCTTTTGCAGACCAGATCGAGGCAATCCAGTCTATCCAGGAAAAGCAGCAGATAGCAGGGACGACGGCTAAGGAAGCAGCAACGACCATTGAGGGATCTACCTCGATGGCTAAGGCCGCGTGGCAAAACCTTGCTACCACGATCGGCGGAGGCACGCTCGAAAATGTGCGTACTGCTATGGGCGATTTCGGCGAGTCAGTGCTCACTGTGCTTGGAAACGTCGTACCAGCTGCATCGACCGCACTCACAAACCTTGGTGAACTTTTCGCCACGGGTATGCCTGTAACGCTCGATAAGATCCAGTATGCAATCGAGACGTATGCACCTATGCTTGGAGAAGCACTGGGCAATCTTTTCAGCGGCATCGGCACGTTTATTGTAGAGGCTGGCCCTGGCATCGCTGAGTATGTCGGCGAGATGCTTTCCGGTGCGCTTACGTCTGGCGCAGCTGTCGCGGCAAATGTGATCCCCGACATTATCAGTACAATCGGAAGCCTTCTTGGATCTTTCTTCTTGGGTCTTCTGCCTTCTGAGCTTGGCGAACCTCTCAATACTGCATTTACCGAGACTTTCAACGGCCTCGGTGATATCGCTGAGTCTGGTTTTTCCTTCCTCAGCGACACGCTCCCGACACTGCTCAGTGATGCTGCTACAACGATTGGCACGGTAATTCAAGGTATCTTGGATACCTGCGGCCCAATTTTTGAGAGCATTGGCACCGCTGCCGAAGGTGCTTTCCAATGGCTCAGCGAAAATGCACCGGGTGCGATTGACACTGCTTTTGCAACGATCGACGGTGCAATCAGCGCAGCTGGTGAGGTAATTTCCCCGATCCTCGAAGGTATAGGCACGGCGCTTGATACGGCTTTCGACTGGTTTACCAGCGGTGATGCAGAGACCGTAACGACCGTCATTGGTAATATCCAGACTGTTTTCGAGACTTTCGGAGATATCCTCTCGACCGCGTGGGACACTATCGGAACTGTCCTTAGCAATTTTGCTGACGGTTTTTCGCGCACATTTAACGACTCTACCACAGGTGCGCTTGATGGCCTAATGTCTGCTTTCCAGGGCCTCATTGACGTTCTTTCTGGTAATGATGAGGCTTTCAGCGGATTTATGGAAACGATGGAGCCGATCATCTCGACTCTTTCAGACCTCTTCGGAAGTACGCTAGCCACTGCAATTACCCTGGTAGTCGATGTGATTTCAGCTGTAATCACAATCATTAGCAGCGTTATTGAGGCTTTCCAGGATTTCGTCAGCAATATCGATGAGATTCCCGCGCAAGTCGAAACGTTCGTTACCAATGTGCAGACGTTTTTCTCTGAGCTTCCTGGAAAAATTAAGACTTTCCTCGATGAGGTAATCTCAAACGCCGGCACATGGGTCAGTGATATGGCTGGAAAAGCCGTCGAAATGGGTCAAGGATTTTTGGATTCCGTGACCGAAAAATTCGGTGACGTTATCGATTGGGCAGCAGGTATCGGCAGCTCAATTCTTGACGCTATCGGTGATATGGGCTCGCTGCTTTTTGAGCAGGGCAGCGCAATTATCAGCGGTTTTTTGGACGGCCTCAAGTCAATGTGGGATAGCGTGACAGGTTGGGTTTCTGGCATCGGCGAATGGATCGCTGAGAATAAGGGCCCTCTTGACTACGACCGCGTGCTGCTTGTTCCGCACGGCAAGGCCATCATGGCAGGTTTGCAGGAAGGCATGGAGACAGGATTTACTGGTGTGCAAGACGATGTGCTTGGGATGGCCGATGAGCTTGAGGAAGCTTTCGGCACGCCAAAGTTTGACGCATCCGGATACTTTGACCAGCTAGACAAGCTCACACCTAAGGGCGGATACGAAGAGCTTTTTGCAAACGGTGGCAATCTGAGCGTGTACAATATCACTATTGACGGTGCGCAGGTTAATCAGGACGTCGCGCAGATGACGGGTGACTACCTGCTAGAGCTAGCAAGGATTGGAGCGCTTTAATGGCTATCGAGGCTTTCGGCCTCGCTACTACCTCCACGGGCAGTGCTACCAGCTCAATTAAGATTTTGAGCAGTGGCACTGCCCCCTCGGATGTGTATATGCGATGGCACACTATGCAGGGCGCAGGCGTGATCAAGGCTTTTGACCTGGCAGTTTCCGTGCGCCGAGTGCTTAAGAGCAACGGCACGAGCGCGAGCGGTGCAGGAGGCGTGTCTGATACGCAGTATGGCGATTGGTCTGATTGGTACTATGAGCAAGTGCCGATCACTCAGTGTGCGCCTGTTGCAGATTCCACTGGATACAATTATTCGCATACGCTTAATTTGTCTGGAATGTATGCAAAAGAGGGTCTAAGCAACAACGGTTTTAATTTTGCGACTCGTCAAAATGACGAGATGCATTTTCAGCTTAAGATCAAGGCAATCTATGAGCCTACCTGGGCAAACTCTTGGAACAATGGAGAGACCGTATCGCCTGTCACTTATTCTGAGGCTTGGATCGGTTGGATTCCTCAATATACGATCGCTTCTGCATCTTTCGACTCTACAGGCGATCTGACGGTTAAGTTTAATCGGCCTAATTGGATGCGCACAGACGATACTTGGGTGCTTACAAATCTTGTCAATGACGGATATGTAGTGACAAAAAACAAGCATGTTAGCGGTCTTGTAGGCAACGGAACAATAAAGATACCTCGTGGTTCTTTTTCACACGCGCTTAATTCTGGAGCTAGTGTATTTAGCTTTGTGATAAATGCATCGTATAAAAGCAAGGGATATGAGCTAACAACCTGCGAAGGTTACGCAAATGTCGCAGACCTTAGCAAGTCTAGCACGCCGACTGTCTCTGTGCAGCAATTCGAAAAATCAGTAGGTGTTACTGTGCGAGGAAGTAGCGACCAAGCTGTAATGTCAACCACTTTTGACATAAAGTTGCGCGGTTATGACGATAAATTCGACTGGTTTGGAGGTGTTAAAGCTGGCACATACACTTTCGAATTTCCGCCGTTTGACACGCCTTTTTACATCGACGTTCGCGGGCACGGTACCAATAGTCAATCTGCACTCGTGAGCAAGGGGCCTTACACAATACCTAGTGATAAGCTTGGTACTGTGATACAAGATGTTGAAAATCCAAGCAATGCAACGAACATTTTTTATGGCACTGTTGGCAAGCGCAGCGGATCTCGTGACGTTAACGTTGTCAAACTTGCTGGACGCAACCGATCCAGTGTGTATTTTGGCACTGGTGCAAGCGTTAGCGAGATGGTGCAGGGTAAGCTAATTGACAAAGGCGGCATTGAGCTTGGGGCACCAGAAAAGCTCGAAAAGCTCGCTACTACTGGCAAGGTAGTCATGGTGCGCAAGCCCGGTGGCTATCGTCACCGTTGCGTGATCACTAAATTCACGGCTCAGCGCGGGTGTGTCTCCCCCGTTGTGGACGTGCAGCTGTCTTTGACGGAGGTGGATTAAATGGCTACTGATTGGGGCGCGTCTGGCCGCGTGGACACCTACAGCCTTAAGGCTGTTGATCCTTTCACGCTTAAAAATGTTGAGACGCTGCAATTTGACCCGTCTTCCTCGTCTATTACCGAGGCATATTACTCAGATAATTATTCGTCAGCGTCAATCACACTCGAAGGCAGTGATTACGTCAAGGACGGCAGCGAGCGACTCTTGCGCATCTACCACGACGTTACGGCTGGTGACGGCACAAAGGTATCAGAAGTGTTGGGCACTTTCTTTGTTGACTCAATGACGCGAAATGCAAAGTGGCACAGACAGTCACGCAATCTTGCATGTTATTCGACCCTATTGCGTAGCAGCGACGATAAACTCACAGCCGACTTTGCACGAGCTAAAGGGGCTAATGTGGTCGCTGCAATCCGTGCTGTAGTGCAGGCAGACGGAGGCAGACTGCGCGTGATGGAGGGCGTGGACAAGACGCGCACGTTCGGTCAGCCGATCAGTTTTGAGATAGGCACGTGCAAGAAGACCGTGGCGGCTGAGATGGCTGGATGGATTGGATGCACAATAGGCGTTGACCAATACGGCTATGTTACGCTTGCACCATACCAAAACCCTGCATCGATAGCACCTAAGTATACATTTACGGAGGGACAGCACTGCATGTACCTTCCTGGTGTGGGTTGGGACTCAAACCGCGACGAAGTGCTCAATCGTGTGGTTATGTATTATTCACGCGAAAGCAAGAACGATGATGATCCATACCCATTGACTGACCGTGTTATGGTAGACCTGCCTGAGTCCTCGCGTTGGTCTTATGACAAGGTGGGACGGCGCAAGTCTGAGGTAGTGTCAGTGTCTCAGCCTTGCAGCCATGCCGAGCTGCTTGCAAAGGCTCAGACTTACCTTGCGGAAAATTCAGCGGAAATCCTATACATCACGATCAGTCATGTACAGGCGCCAGGGCTCCACGCTGGTGACGTTATCGAATATGTCAATAACACCGACGAGGACGGATTGCACGTCACGGGTCTGATTACGCAAATGGAGATCAACAATCTTGGCCCAGGTTGCATGTGTACGAGCAAGATAAAGATTCTCGATTGGATCAGTGATTAGATATGGCTATGAAATACGACGTTATCAACGCTATTTTCAAGAACCGCACCGATGGACAGAGCGCAACAGCATCTGGTGGCATCACGGCAAACACCACAGTCAGACACGGAGAAGCACAATCAAACTCAGCAAACGGGTTTGTAGAAGTACTGCTAGATGGCTCAGACATGACCGTGACCGTTGCGTGTGAGGCAAACGTGAAGAAGGGGCAGCGCGTAACGGTTATCAATATGGGCGGCATTTACAAGGTTGTCAGCCTTGGAGACGTTCAAAGTAGGATTGATGAAATAGAGGGTAGCGTAGGTGGCTGGGAAAATGCGCTAGACGAAGCAACAAAGCAGCTTAGCGCTAAGATTGATGAGGCGCGAAAGACTGCCACGAACTACATCAGCACTGACGCGACTGGCGCTATCGTAATATCTGACACCAACAGTACATCGACAACAAAGAGCAGCGCTGTTTTTGATGCGTACGGTACACGCATCCGTCGCGGTGACACTGATTATGCGACTTTTGGCGAAGTCACAAAACTTGGTGCAGCGAATGAGTATCAGACGTGGGTGAGCAGTAATGGCATCCAGTTTTACGACGGTAACACAACGCTTCTTGGAACTATATCAGCAAAAGCAGACGGCGATACTGACATGCAAATAAGCGGAAACAGCGGATTATTTTTGAGTTCAAAAGGTGGTCCTACGTCTGGTGGCGCATACGTGGCGCTCAGTGATGAGGTTAATATTGTGACACCATACGCAAATTTGACTGCTGGTAAAACTGAA